TAGAAGAATATGGAGTATAGGCCATACAGGGCCAGACCGTAGAGCACTATGTGACGGATCCTTATGCAGGTGGGACACATGGGCAACGGATCCAGGAACGGTGCACGCCAACGCGGGTGATGATCTGGCTTGATCTCTGGCTGTTCTACGGGCCTATTGTACTGATCGAACTCTGATTCGGTTGGCATACTGGTACTTATCGCTAGGTGGTTTATGGCCATGGAGCATTTGAACTATGCCTGCCATCCTTAGGAATTCTTTACCAAAATAGATTGCTTCGCTCGTAATAATTAGGCCGTACGCTGGAAACGAAGCGAACGCGGGGTGAGGGTGGCCGGATCTGACCCCACCGTGTCATATGGTAGGCGGAGCCCGAGTCTGCGAACATTATACCATGCGGTCGGTGTCGGTGGCACATCGGCCCTCCGGGCCTCCTCCCATACGGTCTATTATATCTACTGTTATGTCTCGTATACTGTCCAGATTCTTTGGCTCGTTTGGTTTGGTTGTCGCGGATGGTAAGGCATGGTAATGTCTGCAGGCCACCGGGGATCCGCGACGCCATCCTGGCCTTACCAATCCCTACCAGAATCTTCGCTCACTGAGCGGATCCCATTGGCTGTTTTGGTTTGGTCCGCCTCGGGCTTACCAACTGTTACCACGACCTTGCGTGTGCCGGACGACGCTTTTTGGTTGGTCTGGTCGCGGTTACCATCGCTTACCATGCCTCCGATCTGGGTCGCGACCTACCGTGCGTGACCTTTACCAATCATTACCACCGCGACGACACAACTCACATTGACATACACTTAGTGGCCAGCATCCGGCACCAGGCCACATGATGGCCTGGGTGACACAGGGTTATAACTGTAGATAACGGTGCGGAACCGTACACACACTCAAGGAGGGTCACACGGTGGGTGGTCGGTACGGAAATGAAAATCTTTTTTGAATCAGGCCGGTCGGCATGCTTTTTTGAACCCATGGTGGTAAAACTGGTAGGGCAATGATAAAATACCCGGGGTAAAGAAAAAACGCACAGCGGTACAAACACCCCCTATACCAGGTCTGGGCCAAAAGCACCGTACGGGCCAGTTCCTCAGATCTGAAAAATTTGCACAGCACCCACATTAGACCCCGTATGCCCAGGTTGGCGACTGCGCCTTTACAGTGTATAATAACCTGTATGTCAAAGCCACAGTACTACTACGTCATGTGTGAGAAGGGCACTCTAATACATCGTTGCTATGTGCGGATGGATCCTGCTTCCGCTGACATACTACACGACTCATTGGAGTCTCGCTACGATCTGGTGCAAGTGTGTGATGTCAAACAGTCAGAAGTGGACCCTGCGCTCTTGATCACTCCCGCCCCTTAAATAACAGTATGCTCTTGCGTACTGCATTACTATACATGATCATGACTGTGTGTGCTTTTGGCTTCCATGACAACACGTTCGCCGTGTTCGACCTCAAGGAGCAGTTGCAGTGGCTACAGATCAACCTCTGGGAACTCTTACACCAACTGGAGTACGTGGAACCGCACCAGCGTGTGATAGTGTACGAGGAGATCCAGCACATACGCGCGGAGATACAGCGCGTGGTGGATCAATTGATAGCACACGATCGGGCACAGCATCCGCTACCGTAGATTGTAAATTTTTACGCACAATTTTTTTTTTGGTCTAGCATGCCGCCTGGCAGTGTGCTATAATCACACTGTATCGGATGCATGGCAACTGTGGGATCCTAGGATGCGAGAGTGGAAAGGATCCCAACGCCATGGTGCATATGTGCTATGTCAATATAGCAGTAGCGTTTTGACCCGCAACATGATAAAATAGTAGCAAAAACAAAGGAACACACCAAACCAATGATACCATACACAGATCAAGAGAATGAATACCTGAGCTCGGGCTCATATCGCAAGTCAAACACCAACAAGCAACGCAAGGTCAAGCAGGGGCCGGACCTACGCAAACACGACTGGGCCATACGCACCACCATAGAGGTGGACGGTCGCACGTACATAGTGCCAGTGCAGGTCTAACATGAGTGAACAGCGTTATAACAGCATAGAACGGAACAGAGTGGACACCTGGGTTTTCCTGGGTTTTTTCTGCGCCATGTTCATCATCGCACACATATAGGTTGACCTGATCTGGTTTATAGTGTACTATAACACTATGCCACTTACACCAATAGTGATAGAACAGACATCCAAGGGCGAGAGATCCTACGACATTTTCAGTAGGTTGCTCAGGGACAGGATAATCATGTTGGAAGGACCGATAGGGGAGAACACCGCTTCAGTGCTGTGTGCCCAGTTGTTGTTCCTGGAATCACAGGACGCCCAGAAGGATATCACACTGTATATCAATTCACCGGGCGGTCTGGTAACGGCGGGCATGGCGATCTATGACACCATGCAGTATGTGAGATCAGACATACAGACCATAGTTGTGGGCCAGGCATGTAGCATGGGCTCACTCCTAGCGAGTGCGGGTACGAAGGGCAAGAGACTGATGTTGCCACACGCTAGACACATGATACACCAACCACTGGGTGGTGCGAGCGGACAAGCCACCGATGTCGAGATACGTGCGAACGAACTGTTGCGTTGGAAGAAAGAGCTCACGGAGATCTACCAACAGACAACCGGACAGCCACTCGACAGGTTGAAGGCGGACATGGAGCGTGACAAGTTCATGACACCCACGGAGGCGGTGGAGTACGGTCTGGCGGACAGGATAATCACGTCACGTGCCGAGGACGACCAAGGCCAATAGTCACATCACAAAACAGATTACCAAGCACCGATTAAATAGTTGCGAATAGTTAGCATTCGCAATACAATATGAGCATGACGGGTTTGACAGCAAGTACATTCATCTGGTTCAGGGAAGGCCTGGAGGCCTATCTGATCGTGCAGATGGCATGGTTGATGGCACAGAACCACACACAGCGATTGACTGTGTTAGGAAGCACAGCACTTGCCCTGGTGGCGAGCGCCGCGCTGGGCTACTTCGCGATGGACTACATCACTGACGATTTCGATAAAGTGGAAGCCTGGACCGCCCTGGCGGCCTCTGCCCTGTTGTTCTGGACAGCATGGTTCTGTCATGGAGCCGCACAGCACATGAAAGATATAAAGTCAAACATGGACGGTAGCATGATCGCACTGGCGACCATAGTGTTCCTTACTGTGTTCAGGGAAGGTGCGGAGGTCGTGGCGTTCCTCAGCGGGTTATGGGTCGCGGGTACGTCACTGCGTGACATAGGCACCGGTGCTCTATTGGGCATAGGCGCCCTGGCCATCGTATGCCATGTGTTCAGCAACAGGATCAAACAGATACCCATAGGCAAGATATTCCGCGCCAGCAGATGGGTGTTCACGGCACTGGCCATCTATTTCCTCTATTACGGCATACACGAACTACTGGAATAATCACAGCATAGAACTACGCGCTCTCGAGTGTAAGTACTTTTATGTACACTCTTGAGAAGCGCAAGATGATCTACATAATGACCCGCAAGCCGGTGTGGTACCACACGCACTGCATAACACCATGGCGGGGAACGCCACTCTGGTATGACCCCAGCTGGGTCATAGGCGACTGTGAACTGTGTCGCATGGACATAGAAGGTCAGGACTGGTGGAACGGCAGTTCCTACCGAAACTCACAGAAGAGATTGTTTGACAATATAGAATTGAACAAGAAGTATTGGTACTGATTATTTTTCGTATCTTGTTCGAGGTACGGGACCTTTGCTGAACTGTTTCTTCTTGATGTACTTCTTGGTACCTATCTTATAGACGATGGGTGACACGTCATACTGTTCCAGTGTGAATCGCTCATATCGTTTGTACAACTTCTTGATCCATTCAAGCATCGGTCACCCTCCGTCATTGTGATTACTTCTTCCAGAACATCAGTTTCTTGCTGATCTCCGCTAGGTCCTCGAACTTCTCGTTCACGTACCATCCGGCCACGAAACCGATTAAAAATCCAATTGTTAAAAACATAGTGTCTCCTCGTTATTGGTGATTGTATTTATTTTAGATCACTACGGCCAAGATGTATAACTATTAACATGAAAACAACTATCGTAATAGCATTATCTCTTTTGTTGACAGGTTGTGCCATACCTTCCAATCCAAAACTGTCATTCGGTAAGAAATGTCATGTTGCGGATGACAACATCACATACTCATACGTCTGGCTCTTTGACAAAGAAGAAGGGCTCGAGGCCACCGAGGCCCAGTGTGTGCATCTGCCTAAAAAAGATTAATTAAAAAAATTTTATTCGGATTTAGATTTCTCTATTTCCTTGTCAAGATTATCGAAGTCCTCGTTGACTTCCTTGATGTACTCTTCCTGTGTCTGGTGAGGTTTCTTCTCATCCTTGATTCGCTGACACTCCTTGTTCCATGGAGCAAATACACAGCCTATGGCCTTGCCTGCCTTGCCCATGTTTCCTATGGTTTCGATCAGCGTTGGCTGTTTGGCCTCATCCAACACTTTTGGTTTGGCACAGGATGCCAGACCCAGCAGTAAAACCAGTAACAGTATGATTGTAAGGTCTTCGATTTTCTTCATTCTGGTTATTTACACCAGATAAGGATTTTTGTATTTGGTGTTGATACAGACTATTGGAACGTGTCTTTAAGTGCGACTTTGCCGGCGTTCTCACCGTTCTTGATCACATAGTCTCTTGTGCCATTGGCACCCACGTTCACTTCCTTGCGTAGGTTCCTGAAGAGCAGTTTCTCTTTGCTCTCACGCACGAACTTGCTGATATGTGATGTTATTGTTTTTGTGTCTCTCATAGTTTTATTATATAGATTATTTATGCGTTGTCAACAGGTCAGATATGCTATTATTACATACTCACCTTTATGTGCACCTATTAAGGTTAGATATACAACTTATCCTAGATTGCTTTTACCATGCGTGTACAGGCGTCTGTGTGCGTTTAACAGGTAGACTAGACGTGGTTTATAGTGTAGTATTTTAACTGTGACGCCGCTTTAGCTCAGCCGGTAGAGCAACTGATTTGTAATCAGTAGGTCCGCGGTTCGAATCCGTGAAGCGGCACCACAAGAACCAATTATGCCAGAATTACCATATACACCAAAGAAGTCAATGGTCTCGCATGTGATTGGTCTTTTTGGGGGATTGGTGAAACGGGATCACGCATCCATGGCATGGATGAGTCAAGGGTTCGATTCCCTTATCCTCCACCAGAGGTCCCTTCGTCTATCGGTTAGGACACGTGGTTTTCATCCTCGAAAGAGGGGTTCGATTCCCCTAGGGACCGCCAACAAAATATGTGCCCGTAGTTCAGTTGGATAGAATACGAGTTTCCTAAACTTGGGGTCGCAGGTTCGAATCCTGCCGGGCACGCCAAAAGGACCTGTAGCTCAGTTGGATAGAGTGTTGGTTTGCGGAACCAGAGGTCACAGGTTCGAATCCTGTCAGGTCCACCATTTACTTGTGATTGTTATAAATGTATTCTAATGCCTTGTTGATATGGACATTACCTTTGCCAAGTTCCCGGGCCATGAAAAATATAGGCAATGGACGCATACGACAGAGCCTGCAGATGTGATCATAATGTTCACCGTACTTCTTCCACATGTAATCTAGATCATGCTGTTGCAGATAGTTCAGACCGATTTCGATGAGTGTTCTAGGTACGATGTTTTTATTGTTTTGTATAGACACAGCGTCATGGATGTGCTCCTTGCTCAACCTGATTCCGATTCTGTTCTTTGACAGACTGAAAGGTTTGCTGAGACTGGTTGCCACGGTCTTGATGCAAGGAGAAGAAAGGTCCACGCTGAGTCCTTTACTGATAGGCCACCATGCCATGTCCAAGTGCAATGAGCAGTGTCTTTTTTCTGCTATCTCTGTTACGGTCTCTAGTAAGCCAGGCACGTCACAACTGTGTGCCTGTGGGACACTTACCAACAGGTGACTGTTGTTGGGTATGTCCTCCGCGGAGATCTGATTGTTGTGTCCTAGGCTTTTGTGATAACTGAATTCGTTCTCAAACACAAAAAAATTGTTCGGATGACTTTGATACAAGTTGTCGATGTATTGTGTGCAACCTATCACTGTTTGCACGTCCTTGAAAAGTTCTAGTCCGATCAAGCGGCTCAACGGGTACGCAACCAACTTTTCTAAAAATAATTTTTCAAACTCTTTTTTAACCTCAGAATACTGCTTATTTCCAAAATCGGATAGTTCTGTTTTGTTGTGTATGTCCTCTTCGCTCCACGACTCTGCAGGAGTGTTGTCAATCAGTTGTTTGATTAGTTGTCTTGACATGTTTTTTTAAGGCAAATTATTTAACGGTAAATATTTTGCAGTGGAATATTTTTTTTCAAAGAGTGACGTGTTGTCTAAGAAAGCGGTGGATGGATTGGAACATACACTAGAAAAGTTTATAGCAACCAAAAAACCAACAGAGCACATCTTACCAGATTTACAGTACGGCATAGAATACGAACACATCAGAAACATAGTGAGTGACAGTGTAGAAAAATTGATAGGTCCTCACAGATCTCCTGGATGTTTCTTGCAGAGGAGTTTCAAACCACTTCCTATACATTCAGATTGGCCCAACAATCAAGATGCAGACGATGACCACGAACCCTATTGTGCTGTGCTTTTTCCGTTACGCTTCGACGGCCCGTGCTCCACTGTGGTGTTCCCGGAGACATCAAAAACCAAGCACCTGGACGAAAACGCACAAAAGAAAAACCACCAATATAGTACACAAGAACAAAAGATGCTGGGACACATAAGACCCGAATACCTAAACAGGGTGAGTAAACCAAAAAGCATCAAATGGAACGTGGGCGATGCCATTGTGTGGCGCCGAGAGCATCTACACTGTTCAGACAACTTTCCAGACTATGGAACAACATTCAAAGACAGTTTAGTGTTATTCACTACAAAAGCAAAATGAAACGATTTTATTCCATAAGGCTTAAACACTACCGAGAGTTCATACCCACAGCAGTGGCACAGCAGATGCTCAAAGAGGAATCCCCAATGATCCGATATCTTAACAACAACGGTGCTCTAGAGTTCAAATTCATCAAGTCACGCAACAGGCTAGACCTCTACGCGGACGAGAAGTATCTCATGCTGGCCAAGATGAAGTACAAGGACGTGTTTGAGAACCGTGCCAGGATGGGATTCATGGAACTGTACATCAGTAGGTTGATCAAGAAGAAGTTGTCATTAGCAAGAGGTAGCTCATGAAGTACGGTTTGTATTCTGACAACGATCTAAAAACCTTTGAGCAATGGCCGTTCCGTTGTCCATCGTGGGATCCGATGCCGGATGGCAAGAAGAACGTGGTGATACTGGGTTGTTCACACACCTGGGGGGTGGGACTGGAACCCAACGAGACCTGGGCACACCATGTGAGCCAACACAACACAGATAGGTTGAGATACTGGAATCTTGGACAGCCCGGCGCTGGCCCGGAGACAGTGGTCCGGATACTTTACTCATGCGAGAAGGTCATAAACCCTAGTATAATAATAGTGATGTGGCCCGAGATGAGTCGTAGGGAACGACTCGAAGACTTAGCTCTCAACCTCCTAGGTACCGATGAGAAACTGCGTTATGAAAATCACAAGACCGACCTCAACAACTTCCTCAAGAGTGTTTTCTTTCTGGAGAAGTATGCAGAAAAAAATCAGTGCAAGACCTTCCATTGTTTCGCTGACCACTACCATGATTTCCGTACTCCAGGGAACGCACCTGCGTTACTGGAAGACTACACCCTGAAGAACTGCTGGCCACACTGGGATAGTTTCGAAGCAAGGGAGAGATTTGATAAGCCGAGCCGTGCGCGTGATGGTCAGCACTATGGCATGGAACACCACGAGAGGTTCGCCCGACTGTTCCTGGGTAAGTTCGGTCAGAAGTTGAGATAATCTTTTATATCTATTCCGCGCAAGGAGTCCTGTCGACTGATAAATTCGTTCAGTTGTTGTGTGTTGTCCTCGTCTACTGCAATTTCATCGGGGGATATCTGTTTGGCCGTTAGTGTAAACTGATTTGTGTAACGCACATTTAATACACTTGGACTGTGCAAGAAAGCCCAGTCGTGTGGTATGCCCTTGTTCTTGGCGAAGTTTATTATGTCAGGTAACGTCTTTACATTGAAACAACTCACCGTTGTCCACATATCTATTTGTAGCAGTCTGTAGGTCTTCTGTAGTTGTTGATATGCCTCGACTGTTTTTTTATAGTCATGCCACTTGATCGGCCACCTTGTGTAGTCATGGACATCACCTATGCCGTCCAGACTCATGGTCACGATGACCATGATGCCTTTCTTTAGAACATCCTCTATTTCGGTAATCATCCTGGAGCCATTCGTGTTCATCCTCACAATCTTAACATTGTCTGGTAACTCCCGCAACATCTTTTTATAGTTCCTACTAGCGGTCGGCTCTCCTCCGTTGACATCTATTTCTAATATCCTCTGTTGTGGGAATGTTTTTAGAACCCCATAATTATCTACTCGGGGATATTGTTTTGATGAAAGGCTTCCGATCTTCGTGCTCAATCCAGCATTGCACGATTGGCATGCGCTGTTACACACATTGTCCAGCACTCCGCCTATTATGAGATAATCGTCTCTTATGGGTCTTAACAGGGTGTGTCTTTTGACACTGTTGGTCCTTATACTTTCACCTTTTGTCTCCTCGGACTGCTTACATCTCAGACACTCCCGGGGCCATTGTCCATTAGACATTTTGTCTTCTATATTTTTTAACCAATCACTATTTTCCATTTCTTCGTAACTTTTAAAACCTCTGTCAGTGATCATGTGCCCACACTTGCCCACTGTGCCGTTTTGATTCAGTCTGGCAAAGTGTCTCAGCCTAGGACAGAACATTTTTGTATCTCCTGACAAGGTCGGGCAAGGATAGAGTTTGACCTAGGTGTTTGATCAGTTTGTAATCAACATCAACGAATGTTGCGCACACAGGCACCTTTATCTTACTTTTACTTTTGTTCTGATGGACGTTGGTTATTTTCTTTATGTGCGTAAACGGACGTAATGTAATTTCGCCCCTGTAATATCTGCTCAGGTGAAGAAGCCAGATGTATTGTGGTGCAAAGTGCCTATCGACTAGCTCGCCTGCAGAGATTGCCTGTGATACTTTGTGAACGTCGAGGCTATTTTCTACACAGTATTGATTTACCCCAGACACAAAACGCTGTTCCGGATCTCTGATCATGACATCTATGTGTCTACACTTTTTTATCTCGCCATTGATAAATGTGGTGTCACACACTGCGGTGAGAGTGCTCCACCCAACCCTGAATATGGGGTAGACAGTGTGCACCCCGGTCTTGACAACCAAGCAATCTGTGTTCAACAGTTTGTTCCAGTGTGTCAGCATTTAGTTCCCTGCAGAGTCTAGTAAAAGTTCTTGTATGTTCTGTTCCATCAACACACCCCTGACATAGTCCTCGGCAGATATACTGTCGGGATCACTGAATGTCTGGGTGTTTACCTGGCCCGGGCGTATGAGAGTCATTTTTATGTTACTTGGCTGTGAGTTGAGTTGGTCGTGCGCCAGTTCCAGTGCCATTTTTTGGTTGCGGTACTGCATCGACTCGCGCATGGTCAGTCCGTTGATTGGTTTATCTTCTGTCCACTCACAGAGCTGTGTCGAGATGTTCCAGATATGGTGAATTCCTTTGGAGTGTTGCCACCGGTGCCACACCTCGAACAGCAGTTCTGTCTGTGCGTACATGCTGATCGCGTTGTTGATAAACATGTCGCAAGGTTCTATCAAGGACGCCGTGTGCACCGTCCTTCTGATGTTCTCCCCGTCACTTCGGGATATGCCAACAATGTCATGACCTAGATCTTTCAACTGTCTGTGAAATTCTTGTCCGATACCTCTCTTGTGTCCAGTAATGGCTATTTTCATATGGAACAGTATTTAAATAGGTATAATGAAGTCATATCACATACTGGATTGCGACAAACAGCAGAAGATAGCAGACAGTCTTTACGGCTTTTATGTAGGTATAACGGCCAACAGAGAGATCAAGGACTTCTGGAATCCTCTGTCCAGGGAGGAGATACAACTCTATTTTTCAATACCAAACAATCCCACCAAGCAATGGTTTGACAGTCTAGGACTCAAGGTCAGGGACATGAGTTTCACCATATGCAATGAGTATATAGGTACCGACATACACAAGGATGAACCTCCTGTCGTGGCCAAAATAAATTTTCCCGTGCTGAACACAGAAGACACCTATAATGTTTGGTTTGATGAATATGCCAATGAGATTGACAGGGTGGAATGTGATAGGCCCATCGTTCTACGCTCAGATATCTTGCACACGGTCGAGATAGGCAAAGACTCCAGGTTTCCTAGGATACAATTTAGTTTCTGTTTCTATAACGAACCGCTTCACTTATTAAAGTAGGGCATTCGATGAACCTATCATCGCGTTTGTGTATACGTGCGATTAGGTTAGACAGGTGCTCCTGATATCCCGGAGTGTCCCAAATGTTCTGCGCACTGAAGTCCGCCATGGTGCCCCAATCCTCGATCTTGTTCAGCCATACCCTGTCGGCACCGTACTGTTCTCCCAAGTCGACGATGGCATCCATCTCATGGTAATTGTCTCGTTGTACGACGAAGTGTAATATGAATCGGAAGCCATGCTTGTGTTTCTGTTCCGCCATACATTCCAATCCTTCGAGTACCTTTTCCCAACGACCGCCGAGTCTCAACTTTTCATATGTGTGCTTGGTGGCTCCGTCTATGCTGACACCCAACTCTTTTAGGTTACCGATCACATAAGGAACTCGGGCATAGAACTCCTTGAACATCAGTCCGTTGGTCAGGATGCTGTACTTGATGTTGTCTCGTCGGGGTGTCTGTTCCATGAAGTGCCTGTACACGTGTGATGCGAAAGGATCGCCATCGGATCCCATGTGTACCTGTATGGGATGGTCATGGTTGTGTAACCAACCATTTATCCGGTCAGCGAGTCGGATGCCCAGGTCGTACGTCGAACCTTCCTTGTGGAATCGCATGCCAGTCCTACAACTGGGACACCTAAGATTGCAACTGTCATCTATAGCGAGCCTCAGGTGCTGTATGCGTTCCGGATGGCCATCCAACACGGCACCTGACCTGATGTAAGAACATTGATGTTCGTTGCAGTAACGATACGTGCCGTCCCTGATGCTACCCTGTAGGTGTTGGTGCATAGAACCACCGATGATCTCATCCAGTGATTTTATCTGTAGGTTGCCTATGCTCTGTGGCAACCATGACTGGCACTCACAGGCAAAACACGATCCCTGCTTGTCTACCAGCACGGTGTCGAACGGTCTGGGACACCTGTTGTTTATCCTTAAGTCCTTGGCTGTGTCTATATGGTAATTCTTGAACAGTCGCTGGTTTATCATTTGTTGGGATCTGTGATCATGTCCAGGGTGAGCGGTCTGGACTCGTCGGGTTTCTGTGTGGGCATCTGATGAGACTTCCTACGTCGCCTGCGCTGTTCCCGTTCCTGTTGCTTCTGCATCTTCTTGGCACCTCGAGTGCTCTTGTAGTCGTAGTGTATGCCCATGATGTCACCTCCGTTCGTTGTAATTATTCGTCTGGTACCTCGTGTAAAAAGTTTACCAAATGCAACGATTAAGTGTTGCTATTATGATAAATATGCCTTACAATCCAGAGCGATCGCTAGGCCAGTGATCGCATTTTAATCATATAGGAATAAAAGGAGATCAATCTATAATGAAAATCACAAAGAAGAAGACGGCTATAGGTGCGGCGATTATTATCGCACTGATAGTGATCGGTTTCATAATGAAACCCAAGCCGGCGGAAGCGGCTGACATGGAAGTGTACGGTTCACTTAACTACATGCTTTCCAACAACGAAGATGCCAATGGCGTGTCAACGTCAAAGGCCGAGAACAATGGTTCCTCGATAGGAGCGAACTTCTCGCAGAACATCTCAGAGGGCGTTGACGGATTCGCAAAACTGGAAGTGGACATCGACGCGGATGACTCGGGATCGAACCCATTTGACTCAAAACTGGCGTTTGCCGGTGTGAACATGGGCACAGCTGGAATCATATCAGCGGGTAGACAGAACTCAGTGTTCAAGGGCGCAGTAACATCTAAGACAGATGTGTTCCCAGAATATGGAAACGGTGCCGCACAGAAACTGTTCAGCAGGGACTCACACACAGTGATCTACTCTAACACTTTTGGTGCGATACAGTTAGACAACTTGATCAAAGTGGACGGAACGACCGGTAAGTCAGGTGTTGACGTGTACGAGACAGCGGCCAGCATGGACATCAATGACGCCATGAACGTGGGTGTTGCTTACACAGATGACAAGGTCAATGAAGTGACCTACACAGGTGCGGGTTTAACGTATGCTGTGTCGGATGCGACAACAGTGGGTTACACGCACACAATCAAGGATGCGGAAACCACCAACCTTACCACAACCGCAAACGAGGTAGTCGCAAGTCACCTAGTGGACGACACGACATACTCGGTAGGTTACGGTAAAGTCGAGGACGGTGCCGCGTACACCACAGTTGGAGCCGAGAAGAAGATCGGTGAGAACTTCAGCATGTACGGTGCTTTCGAGATGACTGACCCAGCGTCTGGCGTAGACACGCAGGATGCCGCGGTTGGAATCAAGTTCACGTTCTAGTATAAGCATTGTGGAGCCGGCGGAGATCTGAGAAGGTCAAGGTCGGCTTTACGCTTTTTAACGCTTCGCGTTATTTTCTTTTTACGCTATCTTTGGTAATTTACGCTTTACGCCTTTTGGTAAAGACCACTTCCTTCTTACGTGATCTGCCGAATTCGCTGTAGCCTAGGCTGTCTAGGTATGATATGATTTGTTTGCCTTTGGTTCGCTGTGCCTCGTTCTTGTGTTCGATCTCAACGTTCAGCACACAATCGTTTTCGAATAACGTCTGTTCTGCTCCCAGCAGTATATCGTACTCACTGCCTTGTGTGTCTATCTTGATCAGTCCTACATCTTTGTACTCGTAATCGTCCAGCCTTTTTATTTGCAACTGACTTTCTTCAACTTGATCCTCAAACACTTGGTCTCTGAAGAAACTGTGTCCACCTGATGTGGTCAAAGATTTGTAGAAAGTTTTTACCTCTTCCTTTGATCCCAGACCCACTTTGTGCAACACATAGTTCTGTTTGTCTGAAAGGTTAGCCTCCAAGCACTCTATGTTAGAGGTATCCGGCTCAAAGACTATCACGTTCTCAAATCTGTCACAGAAGTCTCTGCTCCAGAAACCGATGTTACCACCAATGTCGATTGCTGTCCGGAAGTTTTTGACTTGATTCAAAGCGTACTCTCTTTGTAGTCTTTGATATGTGGTTTCGTTATTGATATTCATCCATTCCTCGTAGTGCTTATCATAGTCTGGCAAGAACCAGCTGTGTACTTTTTTCATATTATTGTTCTTCGTCGGAATGTATTTCGTTTAAAAGTTGTCTTAGTTTTCCGCCCTCGACGGTGGCTTTAACCTTGACCCCTAGAGAATCACCTTTTCTAGGATCTAGTATTTCATCCCTAGCATCTGTCGGTGTATCATTTGATGTGACCTTGGAAGTCTGTTTCAATGAATTGTATATTTTGTTCTTACCTTGTTGATTATAACTTTGTGAATCATCCTCATCTAGACTTCTGATCCTTAAACTGTCAACATCAAACTCTAGATCCACTTTCTGTCCCACACCACTTGAACTCCTAGTCTTCATGAACTGTATTTGGTATCTTCCACGTTCTTTCATGGCTCTTGATGTGAATATACCTATCACGTTGTCTGCAGTCTGTATCTTTGACAGTCCGCCCGAGATATGACTGTGATCAAACTCGATCTCTTCTACTGACGCTCTATTCAATTGTGATGCTGTTGCTAACACGCACTGTTTCTCAACAACAAGGTTTCTCAACTCTTCCGAAACATATTTGTCTTTGATGAACAAGTCTGCTGGTGATATCTTCTTGCTCTTTGGCATCATGAGATCCAAGTAATCTATCAAGATACAATCGATCTTCTTTTTGGTTTTGAGTTCTAGTTCCTTGAGATATGTTCTCACGTCCAACACGTTGCTACCGCTTGGCAGGTATTTGATCTGTAGTAGTCCGGATTTCTTTGCCATCATCTTGACCTTCATCTCCACGTTGTCTATCTCCGGAAACACCTTACGTGTAGGTATGTTGGTCATCATGGCATCCAGCCTCATGGCTGTAAGTTGTTCACTCAACTCGAAAGATATGTAACACACGTTCAGACCAGCAGTGGCCCAGTTCACCGCAAGATTCTGCAAGAACAAACTTTTACCTGCGCCTGATCCACCTGCAAATATGTTTAGTTCTCCACGGTTGAAACCGCCAAACAGTTTCTTGTCTAGGTTGGCCCAGCCAGTACTGATCTGTCCGTTGTTGTCCTTGAGGGCTGTCAGTCTTCCCTTGGGATCCTCGAAATAGTCCGTGCCGAGGTCTCTGGTCAGTCCCACGCTGACTGCTTCCTTGACCATGTCCTCCACTGGGGCATAATCGCCTTTCTCTAGTAGGTCCGCTGATTGCAGAATCGCGTGTTCCAGTGCCTTGTGTCTTGAAAATGTTTCAAACTCGTCCAGCAACCAGTTGAAGTGGCTTGGATCCAGATCCTTGGCCGATTTCAGTTTGATGTCGTGCTTGGCGTTGACCTGTTCCACATCCGGCATGACCTTGTATTCATCCATGTAGTCCTTGACGAACTTGGCTATGGGTTGCAGTTTACGATCAAACGACTCGGGTTTGAATATGTTCTGTGCCCTAGCGAATGATTCCGCATCCGCGAGCAACATCTCTATATAAAGTTTCTGTACATCAAATGTGTATTCAGCCATACATCTTCCTTTTCAAATCTATCTTCAGTTTACTGGATTCCGTGGTCTTCAGTATCGATTGTATAGTAAACAGTCTACCATATTTTAACACAGCATCCGCCACGTCGCCAACCGTTTTGTCCCATTCTGGGAACGCAACACCCCAACCAAACTCAGTTGCCTGGTCTACTAACTTCTGTCCCGGAGCGTCCCTGTCAGGTACCACTATCACTTGCCTGCCTAACCCATCTATTAGTTCTTTCTGTGTTTCGTTGACTTCTGATCCTAAAATGCTCACACCGGAAACGGCGATGGCGTCAAACGGTCCTTCAGTGACTAACACGAACTTCCTGGTCCAGTCCTGTGCGTCCATGTTGAACACGTATCCCGGCCACACGTCTGTGTAGTACTTGACTGCTCTAGATTCCTCAAACACCCTGCCCGTGTATCCGACCACCTCTCCCCTCCAGTAGAACGGTATCAGCAGTCTTTGATATATGTCCCACGTTTTGTCCGGCGAGTACATGAAGTCATACCAGTCTGCACCTATTCCTCTACCTTCGAGATATTTTAGTAAACCGTCGATCTTTTTCCATTGTGGTTCTGTGAGATCATTGGCCACATATTTCTCCAACCATACATCCAGTTTGTGTGTGTTCTTAGGTAGTGCTTTCTTTTTGAAAGTTACGAATTTCTTCTTTTCATATTTGATGTCACTCTCTTCTTCGCGCATGGCCTCTATGGCCAGTTTCTTTATGGTGTCTTCGGGTATTCCTATGTAGCTCATGAACTGCCTCATCTTGTAGGTCAACTTGCGTCCGATCACGTAACTGGTCTTGAAGCCACAGTTAAAACAGTGATAACTGATGGTTCCGTCTGCGCTGGTCATGATGCCGCCGCGTTTCTTCTTGTCCGCTGTCTCTCCGTTGTACACACAACAAGGTGCGTTGAAGCTGATCCACCCGCTGGGCGTCTTCTTCTTATTCGCAGGTAGGCTAGTCAGAATTGTGTTCTGGATCAGGTTCATAAACTATATTTTACTGTCTGTAGAGTATTTTGTCAATCAGGCCGGTATTACCTGTGTCGTTGTCCCAAGTAAATCTTACCTTTTGATATACACCAGTAAAGTTGTATGTGGTTACACTCGTCGAACCGGAAAAGGTATTAGTTGCGGAGGCCTCTCCGTCCATGGTAATGTTGAACCAATCATCTGGAGAAGTAGGACTTGTAGACATTGTACCTTGTACTTTGAAAGCACCGGAAAAATTTTTTGTGTATACAGCGATTGTGTGTAACGCTTTGTTGTTGTTGATTCCTGGTCTAGCATCTATATGGCTTGAAAGTTTTGCCAATGATTTAGTATCTGCTGTTGCTGTAAAACTAGATATCGATTCGCTTGGTACAAATTCTGGATAGGCACCGTCTAGCAATTCTATAGTGCCGGCGGATGCATATCCTGTATCAGAATAGGTAACGACCCTGTAAGGGCTTCCGTTATCGTCCACTTTACGTTCTCTTATGGCAAAGTTATAAAACTTAGCATCTAAGGGTAGTAAGTCACCTTCTGTAATTGTACACGTGGCTTGTCCTTTAGTGCTGATTGTTGATCCGTCGTCTAATATCGACAAATTCTTGGTTAGTACAGATTTCTTTGATTCTGTGTCTATAATGTTTAATTCAAAGTAATTTCCACTTGCAACTGTTCTCGATGACACATCCTGTGCCTTCTGGTCCTCGTTCTTGAACGTGAAAGTGATGGGATTGTCCACACCCCTGTGTAATGTAAGGCGTCTATCGTACACTTTGGAGTTCCTCCCGTGATAACCATTTATGTAGGCTATTACCAATTGATCTAGTAAATACCTTGAGACTGTTTGCATAGTACATATTTAACAGTATTTATAGATATAGAATGAACGAAATTTTTAACACACTGAGGGACAAATTCCCCTTCCTAAGCCTTATCCGAAAGGGTGATCTTGAATACGTGGGCATAGTTCAGAATGAAGACATCAACGTTATCAGTTTCTATGATTATGGCAGATTGATGTTACCGCAAGACAAGATGAGATTCCTCAAATGTGGCGAGACCTGGTGGCATGAGTCTAATCGTAAACTACCCATAAACATATTCCTCAAAGGCGAGTTCAGGTATTTCAGGACCACACTGGTCACTTTGAATTCCAAGGATGTCGAGATAGTGCATGGACCAACGGTTAGATTATCTGATATCTCAAAGAAACGCGTCAAGCGTAGAACTATCCAATTAGTAAGAAAACCAGTCTAAATTTTATCTTTTTCTATCAACTTTTTGAAGTACAATGTCAAAGGACTATTAGGCTGATACGAGTGATACTCGACACGATCGTTATCAATAATTTTTTTCTTCTTCTTTGGGAGTTTTCGTTTAGGTTTTTGATGTAGCATCAAAACTATATTTAGCTCTTGTGATCAAATTCATCTGTACCACTATGGCCTGTGCGTAGGCTATCGCGTGTGACTTCTTGAAGAAGTATGATCCGTCTATGGGCCTAGTCCATACCTCCTTCATTATGTCTTGCCAATCCTTGTACATCAACTGTCTCTTTGCAGGACGTATTATGGCCAACACAGCGGCCAGTTGTTCTATGTTCTTGGGTTCCAGTTTAGACACTATGTTGAAGTGTCCATTTAGGTGGAACAGGTTCTCCACGGTCTTTGGATCCTTCAGCATGTCCCAATCTGGTTCCTGTATCATCAGTTCCACAAGTTCCTGCTCTGACTTGACCTCTTTGTATATGTTCACGTTCAACATGTCTATCTTGAAGTATCCCCTGTCCTCGGCCTTCTTGTAATCTAAAGAAGAGTTCCTTGTAACAGGATGTTCAGGTACTGCATGGAAGTACACTCCGGTCTTGTGTTTTTCTGTCTTGCCGTCTTTGATCATTGATGCCGGCGTGTGTTTGAAAAGTTTCAGCACCCCGTCCCGGTCAAAGAAATCTATGTCTACGTCAGGCATTAGTGCATACTCCCTTTGCCTTTTTCGGCGTGTTGTATCATCTTGTCACGTGATCCCGGTTGTAATATTTCCAACACATCCAGCAGTTTTCTGTATCCCTCTGAATCAAGAACATTCCTGTTTATGTCTGGCATAATCACTCTTCCAATCGATCCATCCTCTTTTATTACCACGGCACAGTCCCCGTCTTCGAAATCCAAGTTATCGGCAATCTCTAGATCTATCTTAGACAATCTTGGCCTCCTTGGCTGTTTCTTTCACCAGCATGAGGTCGGCCGGATAGCTCTTCAACTTGCTAGGCCAGAAACTTGGGTTTATGAATCTCTCTATCATCTGTAGTTGTTCGTCGTTGAATGATTTTAACATTTTCTTGCCTGCTCCGCAACCTAGCAACAGCCACGGACTGATGGCACCCTGTTGTATGTGTTGAACTGCTCTGTTGGTGTTGACCAACCTGAAATAGTCCGACCATTGTGCGTGTTGTTCAGTTGCCCAGTCCATCATGGTGGCGATACTTCTTTGTAGTGCGGCCTCCACGGGTTCCGTCTTCAGTGTCTCGATCAGGTACTCCTCGTACAGATCATCCCTGGCCCAGTGATCCAGTTTGATCTTAGATTTCAAAACGAAGTCTATGTACTTGTCTGGATACAATGGATTGATGTGCATGATGTACCTACCAAACTTCACGAAAGCGTTGTAGTAAGGACTCTTGACGAAGTCATCATAGGTCTTGTCCTTGGCGTTGTGTTGGTGTATCTTGTAGAACCTCTGGAACACCATGAACGCGTTGACCACCCACTTCTCGTCTCGCTGTAGGTATCTACGTTTTGGTTCACAAAGGTGCACCTGTAAGGTCCTCTCCTTAGCGAACTCCTTGCCACAGTAGGTGCATTTATTTGTCGATGCCATGTGCCTCTATCAGTTCCTCTAGTTCTCTGTCAGTGATCACTTTGTCCAGTGTCTCGAGATCGGTCTCTTTCCAAGTGGGATAGATCTCTTGTAATTTCTTTAAACTCTTGTTCGGCACACGCTTCATGGGTTTGATCCACGGATGGAACTGCTGTTGTAAGGTGCCACACATGGCAGTCAGTATCCATAGCAGTTTCTTGTGTTTGCCTAGAGTGAAGCAGTGCTTGTTCACACATTCGTTCACCATCTCAACGTAGTGTTCAACGTAGAATTGGTCCTTCGACGAACAGCCCGACACATATCTCATCAGCATGTAAGGACTGTAAAGTGATTTCTCTTTGTCGTCTATCCTGTCATAGTAATCCTTGTTCCTGAAGTCCACGGCCTTGAGTCCGTTCCTGAGATCAAAGAATTTTTTCGTGTTACTTTTTTTTGCTGGCATATTTCAATCCAAACATAGTGCATTCTTTGGCATCTACGAAAGTTAATTTTATTTTCTTTTGTTGATGATTCATAGCCGAAATCTTGAATTTATTTTTCTTTAACCAATCAAAGAAATCTCTCATCCAATCCTCATCCATCCACACCGCGATCTTGTTACTGGTTATCATGACAGGTGCGTCTATGGTTATGGTGCGTCTACCAGACTGAGCCATAGTCCACCTGCTCGCACTGCCTTGATATGTCCTTTACGAAATAAGCACACATGGGCCTACGTCCGTTGGTCAATGGCACTGCCAACATCTGTCCTGATTTTATTTTTGGGAAGTACCATTTTACTTCAGTATAGATGTCAACCACATCTATGGGCATGAATTCGGGTTTGGTACTTGATAAAGGATTGAATGTGAATGCATCAAACCCTCTATCATTTAGACTGGTTATGGGTAACACATGCATCTCTGATTGTCCAGCCTCTCCTATCAGCATCTTCCAGTCCAGTGGCATCTTGATCTTGTGATCTCCTATCTCCAACACCGCCGCTGGGGCATTGAAACTCTCTAGGAAAATAAGTGGTATGTAGAAGAAGTCTGGATTGGCTGGATCAGAATTGTCCAACACGGCGAATCTTAATTTCTCATCCACCCATTCCGGTATCTTTTCCAGTTTGTAGGTCCTGTCATCAAGTGTAAGGATTTTCATAATCTATCTTTTCTATATTATACGGGTAATTGGCCTCTTTGTAAAACTTTTTCCTTGCCCCCAGGTGTCTTTTCGCAAACTTGCAACTGCTGGTAATGTCCCAAATCTGCACACTGTCTTTGTCTTCCGCTTTCCTGATTCCACGTCCTATGCTCTGTATCACCCTCACGAACGACTTGCCCGGCTCTATGAGAACAAGATTAAAAATCCTAGGAATATTAATGCCAACAGCGGCAACTCCATATGTGGCAATAATAACTTTATTTGTTGCAGTAGATATTTCATCGTATTGTTCCTTTCTATCTGTGTTTTTGGTTGCTCCAGACACGAACACCGCATCCTTAATTTTCTTCTCTAATATTTCTCCTGCGGATATCCTGTCTACTAGTATCAGTGTGTTCCCTGATGTGGCTATGCTTTGGATGGTCTGTGCCACCCATGTCATCCGTGTTTGATCTGTTGTGAGCCATTTAAGTTCCTCTCCATAGGTCTTGAACTGTGGATGATCTTGTGTCTGTAATACATTGACGTGGCAGTTTGCCAAAACTCCTTTGTCTTGTAGTTCACTGGCCTGTATCCTGTTGGCCACTTCACCTATGCTACATTTCAATCCCATGAATTCGTAGTCCGCCTTTGGTACGGTGCCTGTCAGTCCCCAGCGTATGCCACAGTGTGCGAATGGTCCTGTGAGCAATCTCTTCAACACGTCCGCCTTGGCCATGTGTACCTCGTCTATGATGATGGTGTTGATGCCCTGTATGGCCTCGAGGAATTCGGTCGTGTGTTCGTCTTTACTTTTCTTCTCCAACACATTCAATGATTGCCACGTGGCTATGGTGTTGAACCTACCCAGTTCTTTCCTGTCTCCGTAGTACACACCAACGTCGAGATTACACGCCAAGAAGTCTTCTTCGGTCTGTGTCACAAGACTTTTGTTAGGCACGATGGTCAGTGTCCTGCCGTAGGGTTCCACCAGTTGACACAACGCCGCGGTTATTATTGTCTTACCTGCACCGGTGGCAATCTCCTGTATGCACTGTGGATTCTCTATGAACTTGTTTATGGTCTCCACCTGATAGTCTCTCAACTGTATGGGTTGTCCCGCACATGGATGGTTGTCGGGCCATGTGATGTGTGCCAGGTAGTCCTTGTCCACGGCCTTGAATTCATAGTTGTGTTGTTCTCTGTGATCCTCGAAGTCCACATACACTCCACCGTCTTCCAGTATGGGCAGTATTTGGTCTACGAGGTTCAGGTATGTGGTGCCTCCGAGTCCAAAGAAACTGACCTTGCCATCCCACCTACCCAGTTTAACTGCGGGCAAGTGCCTCGCGTATGGTATCTCGTATTTGAACTTGTTGGATAGTCTCTTCCTCCACTCGAGACTGAGGTTCTCGAACTTCACATTCACTTCGTCCTTGATTACTAGTTTACAACTGCTCATCCTATACCTGTTCTATCACGTGATCATGCCAATCCCAACTACTTGGTTGGTGATCACTATAATACAACTTTTTTGGAAGATTTTCAAGCAGTCTTTTGAGATTGTCTGTACCGGTGGCATAGTATCCGCCTCCCAGTGCTATCAGGGAAGCTCGTGGTTTTACCTTGCTCTTGATCAAAGCACGTGGTATCCTGTTCCTGACGAAGATGATCTTCGTGGTCTCGTCTATGAACTTGAACTGTTTGCTCATCTGGTGTAGTTCGTAGAGATTCTCAAAGAACTCCCTCGGCTTCTTGTCATCTATAACGGTTGTCCTTGCACTGTAACCTCTGTCTTCTTTCCTGTATACAGGTTCCTTAAGATCAAACCCCCAGGCACACTGTTTCATCATGTCAATGCCGTGCGATTCGAAAATCTTCAACCAATCCCAGAATTCCCTTATCTCCTGTTCCTCATGAACGTCGCTGTGACAAGGCATCAGCAAAGGGAAGGCATCCAGTTCTACCAATGCTTGTACAACTTCCTTCTTGGTGTGGGCTAATGAGTTGATCCACAGTTTATGGTAGTCGTGGTGTGCTATGCGACCAGCCAATTTAGAATTTGAGGACACAGATATGCCCTTGGGTGAAATCGCAAAATTCTTCAGGCTGTCTACCTGTTGTAATAAGGGTAGTCTTGAAATGTGTTCTGCCCAGTGTTCAGTCAATGACTCTGGAGCATTGTCTATTATTATCTCATCCTCTGTTTGTCTGGCGGTGGGTTGCCTATGTCCCACTATCTGTTTCCTCACGGTGTCGAAGTCGTCCAACAGTTCGGGTGTGACGAATTTGAAATCATAACGCACCGCTATCAGCGTGAGGTAGTATGCGGTCACATCTGTGTGGATGAACGTCCACTTCTTGTCCTCTCCGGCGTAAAGGGCATACATGCCTGGCAGGTCACGTTTGTCCTTGAGGCAACGTATCAGTTGTATTATCTTCTTGTCGTATGGGAATCTCAGTTCGATCTTGTCCACGCCATCCTCGTCTGTGTATTTCTCTATGCTCTTGTCAAAACTTATCACCCTGAAGTCATCCTCATAGACTGGATTGTCCAGCAAAGACTTGATATCCATATGGTGTGCCTGGAACTTGGAAAGGTAACGCTTAAGGATGACCACTGCCAAGCGTGCCTGTTTCTCCGTCCAAGCATACTGTGACTCCGCCAACGATCTTACTGTTTCCCTGTCCTTGGGGTGGGGGTTTATATGGGTCGCACGGTGATCTGGCCAGAAATAATCGTTATATGCTAGTATTTTAAGTGCTTCGTTTATGGTTTTTGGCAAATCTGACTGCATTTTGATACCTGGTAATTTAGATAATTATTAGTATATTATAGCACAATTGGTAATACTGTCAACCATGAAAAAAACGAAAAACAAAACCGTGAATGTGAGAAAACAACTAAAAATCAAGTTGGAAAACACAATCACCAGATACAGGAACACCAAGGGGTTTAAGCCCACACAAGAGCAGTTGTATCACTGGTTCAGGATACTGAATCGTGGGTTGTTCAACAGTAGATTACCATCCGTGCCGTTGCGTGTTCGCAAACTGCACAAGGATTGGGGCAGATGCGTGGCCAATTGGGACAACAGGAAAACACCAAAAGGCAAGTTCGATCAGAGGGTCATACCTTACCATATCGACGTGGACTTCTACATAGAACTACACTGTAAATTTCCCACCTGGAAAGATTTCGTTGAAACACTGGCACACGAGATGGTGCATTTATATCAGATGACTTGGTTGAAAGATCCTTACAGCAACCACAACAAAAACTTCTTCGCTTGGAAAAATAAATTTAAGTTCGCCGGTCTAGACCTATCAAGGTGTTAGAACCTTTTCAAACTCACTGTAACTTATAATCTTGCTGTTGCCTAGGTCCGTGCCTGTCTGTAGATTGTGTAGGAAACTGGGTGGATTGTCATGAACTATGGTGTAGTTCACATAAGGTCTCAGTTTCAACATCTTCCTGAAAGTGGACAACCAACCCTCGAATATGTCGTCGGAGTTCCTTTCACCATAACAGTCTGTTCCTTGGTAGATGTTGTTCAATTCGCCCTTGCCGTATTCTCTGAAGTCATAGCCTATGAGATAGATGTTCCGATGTCCGTGAACTCCCGCCGTCCAGAAAGCGGCATTGCCTGATATCCAGTGTGGATTGTGTGGTATCAGGTGTAACATGCCCTTGTTCTGTTTCCTATTGACTTCCAGAGAAGGTGCGTAGTGTACAGTCTTTAGTCCCACGCCATCCTCACACATCTTGACTGTGATTTTTGTATCAACGGAGAATATGAAGTCTGGCAGGAAGTCTCTATACAAAGCATTACAGCCATAGGTCTGTCCTGTGGCTTTTAATTTGTTTAGATCAAATCCCTGTCGTGAAGGACCGTTACCTATGCAGTAAGCGTTGCCTCGCGGAACTGCCTTCACTTTATCCTCGAAGAATCCGGTCTCTTGTATCTTTTTCCCTTGTCTCAATATGGTTCGCAAAATAACTGTTTCGCCTTGATAAGGTTTCCATTCTATTGGCTGTATTTCGGTCCTCTTACCTATGTTCACTGTTTTCATTTGATATATTTCTCCTGTAATCTTTTCTTTATTCTTTTCCAAGGCAGTCCTGCTTCGATCTCGTCCTTGAACCATTCGGTGTAGGACAACCAATTGGTCCAGGTGATTCTGTTAGGCATGGCGGGTGTATTGATGTCTGCCAGACTCGTGTTGCCCACGTCGTGGCATAGACTTGATTCTGACACAAAGACCGGAACACCTCTGATCACCGCCTCCATGGCGGGGTTAGAACTGTGATTCACTACCGCCCAGGTCCTTTCTAGTGTTTTTTTGAAATCAGTGTCGTCGTAAGTCTTGTAGTCTCGTTTAGGCATTCGTACTTTTACGTTTTCGAAATCTTTTTCTGAGAAATTGATTTGATTCCTTGGATGTGGACGAACCAATATCGGTCTTGTAGTATACTTTCTGATTTCTGTTATCTGTTGTGCTATCCAGTTCTGCATACGCGGCAATCCTTTCCATTGTTCGGAAGCGTCATGCTGACCACAGATCACTATAATGTCTCCTGTAGGGTTCCAAGGACTAAGCTCGTGCTTGAACAATGACCATCTCTTGTCATCAAACTCCTGGTTGGCAAAGTCGGCGTCTCTATTAATACCGTTGATACCTATTTTGAAACTCTGGTTCCTCCTTAGTCCACCTACCTCTATCACAATGACAGGTTTGTTATTTTTCCGATATTCGTTCCAGATTCTTTGATAGCTTTCCATCCTACCTCGCCATAACACGCTCCATATCACTGCCACGTCAGCGTTGGCCGACTTGTTTAGATACACGGTCTCTCCGGCATCCTTCAAACTTTTTATGAAAGCATCAAAGATAGGTTTTGAGTTTTGCGGTCCGTATTCTGTCCAAACTTCTAGTCTCATAGTGTGGGAGGTGCCTTCTTCCAGTAATCGATGGATCTTATGTCTGCTGGAGCATTTGAGTTGACACGCAAATCGTTCTTGGCCGATGTTCCCAACTTCTTCCTTTTGCCTTTGAGGTGATCCATGTAGAGTCCTAGTTCACTGTTAACGAATACGTGATGACCTTTGACCCCTTTCCAATATCCTATGTCGTTGACTGTTATGCCTTTTTCTTTCCTGTAAATCTTTGACAGGTGCCAGAACACATAACTGTCGTGCCATTCTAGAAGTTTGAAGACTTCGTCTGTGATATAGAGTCTTTCCCAATCGTTTACAAAATTCTGTATTTCAGGGTGTCGCATGTTGTATCCCACGAAACCGCATTCGGGATACTTGCCCCCGTCGTTTAGGTTTGGATTCTCTCTACCTAGATAGGTCAACATTGTTTCCTTGGGTAATAGTTTCTCAAAGAAATATATTGGCACGGGTCTGAACGTGAAAGTATCACCGTCTATCCATACCACATAGTCATATTCCTGTGAGTTCCTGACAGCATTGACCACACAGAAAACTTTGTTGGCGAATCTCACAGCGGCCCAAAGGAATGAACCTTTGTTCTTGTCTGCACCACCTTTCACTTGTAATTCTGCAGGACGTCGCACACCTCCGGGTATTTCTTGTAGTTCACCGTTGGCAACAGGATCGTCTTTGTGTTTGTTCTTGAACTTGAAAAGTTCTGGTTCGGCCGTGTTCAGATCTATCCATTGTATCCTATCATAATCGCATTTAGGTTTAGGTTCCTCCGCATACACCACTATGTCTACTTCTTTTGGAAATTGTTCGGCCATAGACTCAATGCCTTTTTTACCGTACTGTTCCCAACAGCCGGGTTTGTATGATGTTATGACTTTAATTTTCATTGATGCGTCTATTTAAATCTTTGTACCCAGGCCAATTCAATAAAACATCTTGTTGGTCTTTTGGTAATTCGTTTATGTAATTGCTTCCGCCCCTCCGATAAAATTTAAGTTCATCTGGAGCATCTGCCTTGTTTTTTTCCTGCATTTTAGTAAATGTGGTCTGTTCTTTTGCGTACAAGAATGCTTCCTTGTCCCAAGAGTCGGCGTATGTGCCGAATATGAATTCAATGAGTTTTTGCCATGGCATATCGTCTTTCTTGAGGTCCTCGTATCTTACAAATAGTTTTTTCCCTTTGTGTTGCTGATAGTGATCAATTTGGGCGTTCATAAAATTTATTATTATATCAAACCCCCATTGCTTGTCCTTTGCGAAGTCTATGATGTTATCGTGTGCCGGCGGAGTAAAGTTTTTGTATGGTATGCTTTTGAGATATGGCCAGTAACTGAACAGAACGTCCAATGGTTCTCTGAAAAGGTAAATGATGTTTTGTTTCTTCATCTGCTCTTTAAATATGAATTCACATTTTTCCTGTATAGCAAAATATTCGTCCCAAGGAAGGTGTCCCGTGGTGCTCATGAAGTCATGTCTAAACAATATTCTTGGTATGCCCGGCCTAGGCCTATCAACCCACTTGCTGAATTCAACCTTGTATTTTTTAGCGATGTAGTGTCCCAGTAAGTGCTTCATCCATGTACGTCCACACCTAGGAAAACTTAATATAAGATTAGGTATGTTTTCATATTGATGTGTTAAAACTCCTATCCTTCTATGCATATCCTAGTTTCTCCTTGAATCTCTTGAACACAGTACCGTCACGTATCTCATCGGTAGTCCATTGTTTGTATCCGATATCATGTACCCACTGTGTCCTGTCTGGGTATTCTGGAGTTTCGATATTATTAAGATCTTTATTTGCTACAGGCCAACAAAGCGCAAGATCTGAAGTAACAAAAGTAGGGATTCCACGAACGCAAGAGTCGACACTAGCAGTAGAATTGTGTGTAACGACAGCATGGCAATTAGTTATAACTTCCTGGAAGTTGAATCTGTAATATTTTTTTTCGTCACCAACAAAATGTGATTTGCCTTCCAACAATTCACAATCTTCGGGAAATTCATTTTTCCTTTTTATCATTTGGACCATGTGGTTAGGATGCGGCCTTATGAGGAACTTTCGGTCAGTGGCTGGTCTTATTTTCTCATAGACTCGCATGAACCAATCCACGGGATCCAGTTCGTCCATGCTCCAGTTATCCTTAGGTTGTAGCACAAACAGTATTGGGTCTTGTTGATTGGACTTCCGCCATGGTTCGTATTTTATATCCCACAACTTCTTCATCATTTCCCATCTGTCGGCTGGACTGTTGTCACTAAGGAAATCACCATTATTCATGGGTGAATACAAACTCACCCGCCAGTGATGTTTAGGATGTGTGATCGTGTTTCCAAAACTAGACAGTATTCCGCCATCAAATGTGATAATCGGTATTCCTTTCTTCTTGGCACGTTCTACAAGATCTCGTCTTCTTCCTTTGGTGTGGTGTGGTTGATTCTTTCCACCGTAACCGAACATGCATCCTATTGGTGCGTTTGGTTCCATCTCGTCCTTCCGCCATTCGCCTTCCATCTTTTCGTTGACCATTATGGGATTGTCACCACATGCTCTTATGCCTTCGGCCATATGCTGTAGCAGTTGGAAACTGGCTCCACGCTTCCGGTCCTTCACTGTCCTTCGGAATATCTCAACGTCCATCGATCAACCTCTTTGCTGTTCCATCACTCATCTCTTTGGCTGTGAATTGTCCGTAGGCCAGGCTGTAGAACAACGGTCTCGGGTCTTCGTACCTCGGCGTCTCTATCTTGGTCACATCGTGTTCCGCCACCGGATAAGCACAGTTGTTTTCGTCTGTGAACACAGGCACTCCGTTGGCCAGTGCTTTTATAGTGATAGAACTGTTGAATGTCACCACAGCATGTATCTCACGCCAGTCTATCTTTTCTTTAGGTGCGTTGGTGTTGTTCTCACCTGTGCGCATCTCGCCATTTACATCAATATAGGCTTCGGGATTATATGGTTTGTCCCTTACAATAATTTCCCTATCGGTGCTTTCCTTGAGTTTACTAATTGTGTTTGCTAACCAATCTTCACACTTGAAGAAAGTGCTGATGGAGGAAGTGGGAGGGCAAACCATTATCTTCTTACCCGATTTATGATAAGGTTTAACATCAAAAGGAAATGTTGCCTTGAAACGATCATCGGGTCTGTCTTCTATTGTGTTTTTCACATGGCCATTCTTCACTACGCGTAGGAAGTATGGTTCTTGCCTGCTGATACCCCAGTAAGGTCTATCCATGTAGTAGAAATTTATATTATTCTTTACACAGTGTTCATAGACCAAATTTGTCCCACGCAGTATGCCAAAAAGCCAAATTTCGTTGGCATCGTTAGATTTCAATATCTTATCGTATGGTAATATTTTAGATCCTGGAATTCCTTTATGTGCGAACTTGATATATTTTTCCGTTAAATCTCGATGTGTTTTACTAAGGTAGATCATAGTATTATTATAGTTTCTCTCAATCTATATGTCTAATCAAATCACCGACGTTCACAGTTAGGTTTATGAGATCGCTTTTACGTTTGACTCCTTTTGGTTTTTTGCCCGGTATGGGAACAACAGTTCCTAGGTAAACTTCGTGTTTCAGTCCTAAGTGGTGAGAAAGCACAGGATAAACTTTTTTGTGTATTATACTGGGATCTTGTATTTCTATGACCTTTGTGCCAGGTTCGCACCAAAGCAAATTAGTCAATCCCGCACCGTGTGTTGAAATCACATGTGAGGCCTCAGCGAAGCATCGCACCTGTTCCGTTATTGGTAAGTCCTCTAGAGTTATGGTTTCCCATCCTTTGAGGGCCATCATGAGTTTCTCAGCATTAAGCAGTTTGCGTGTCTTGGCATCTTCCCTTGTAACGAATATTTTCCTTTTGCGATTTGAATTTACCTTTAGGATATTTTTTAATACCCTGGTCCATGGTGCCAAGTGTGGCGTGATTATCCCATCTTGGTGATTGCTCATACTGGGCACAATTAGATGTTTGAACTGCCATGTTTCGTTCTTTGGCATGACCATGTATTTGAGGTCTGTGAAGAATTCTTTTGATATCTTGTCTAGGTATCGGCTGGGATTTGGTAACACAAAAATATATTTCGAAAACATAGTTGCCCATCTCTTTTCAATTAACCTGAATTTTGATACCATGTCTATCCAAACGTGCCATGGGTTATTGGCGCTCTCCTCGTCGATAGGCAACCACACATATGTGTAGGTTTCGTTGAAGTATTTGGTCACTGGTGGTAACTCGATATCCACGTCACCTCCCCATTTCTTCCAGAGGTTATGAGTCTTCTGAGGTTTGTGTTTGCGAAGGTGTGTGAGGCTCCAGACATGGTTTGTGATCATGTGACCCTCATTGGTTATCAACAATGGGCAAGTGTGTGCGCGACAGTCAAAAAATTCGGCCACGAATGTGGGCAAAGAAGTAAAATTGGATTCAGCGTCCTTGTGGTACTTGACAGTATAGTCGTATCCACTGTCTATAGTGGGAAATCTATTCAGGAAGTACTGTACCGAATCTATATTCTTTACTGTTGGCATACGGAAATAACTAGTATATAATTATCGTATGGCTATTTCCAAGATGTTCATAAACGGTTGCTCGTTTCTCACTATGCGTCCACGTGATAATGTACGGACTCATTGTGGTATTGAACTTGCCAAACTCATGGACCTAGACATAGAAGTGAACCTTGCCAACGGTGGAAGGGGATCCAGGAGACTGATGTGGACTACAAGGGCATGGTGCGAAAAGTTTCCGGAAAAAGCCTCAGATTGTTTTTTCCTGATAGGATCTAGTGGCGGTAATAGATTTGACTATCCCACCAATGACGGCTACAAGGCACATAAATTTCCGTCTATGTTGACCACGTGGAAGACATGGGATCCAAATAGAAACAATCAAACACAGGCTTTTATAAAATATTTGTTCACAACAGGCGCTGACCTAGAACAAATGACCCAGGTAGAATCTATCCTAGGACTCCTAGATCTGCAGGACTATTTTGAGAACAAGAAATATCCTTACGTGTTTTACAACACTTTATCCGATGCCACAATTACGAATCCTGACGTTAAATTATTATTTGATACCATAAAAAAGAAAAGATTTTTTCGTCCAGAGACAAGTCATTTTGATTACACGGTTAAAAATAATCAACATTGTAAACCAGGAGATCCTCACCCTAACGCGGAAGGACACAAAGAATGGGCAACTCAATTAAAGGATTTTATAGATGCTAACGATCTACGCACCATTTAATAATAAAAACAGTAAAGCATGGGAAGTGTTCAACGGCGTGGAGAAATCATGGCCTGATCAGATCACAAAGTTAGATAATGCTATAGAAACAGATCCAGTCAGCAACAGCATGTTCTGGGGATTCGTTGGCAACAACAGGGAGATGGTCAAGAAGTTAGAAGCCCGGAACCATCAGTACTGGTTCACAGACACTCCATACTTTGGAAGATTTGACAACAGCAACCTAAAGCCAGACAACCACTACTGGCGCATCTGTAAGAATTCTATACACGTTCCTTACATCAAAGACTGCAAGCCAGATAGATTTGAGAAGTTTGGCATCAAGATCAAAGCACCATCGTTCGCCGGCAAGTATGTGTTGGTGTGTCCTAGCTCAGCAGGGATAAACGCATACATAGACCAACCGAATTGGACAAACGAGACTATTGAACAGATCAAGAGATACACAGACAGACCCATCCGACTTCGACACAAGCCTAGGGGCAGGGGTACATCAGGTCCGAGCGAGGCCAAGGTACCCCTATCCGAGGATCTAAAGGAGGCCTGGTGCGTTGTTACTAGTTGTAGTATAGTGGCAGTGGAGGCCGTGTGTGAAGGCATACCTGTGTTTTGTCATGAAAAGAGTTTTGCCACCGATGTTGGCAACACAGAACTGTCTGATATTGAGAATCCCTACTACGGTGGTCCTGAACCCTGGTTGTACAGTTTGGCACACCAACAGTTCACACCGGAGGAATTTGAGAACGGGACCGCCGTGGAGATACTGATGGACAAGGGGTTGTTATGAAGATAGAGAAAGTGAATGGATTCTGGGTGCCCAGTAACGACATACACATCAATGATTGGAAAGCGGGAAAACCTTTCACTCAAAACAAGTGTCTTATAAAGTTTTTAGATTATTGTAAAAGTCAAAACAAAAAATTTAAAAAAGTGATTGACGTTGGTGCCTGGTGTGGAACATGGGCAAAGTCGCTAGAACCTTTTGCTAAAAAAGTCATTGCTTTCGAACCTGATAGAATACACTTCGAATGTCTTCAAAAGAATTGTACGATAAATTGTGACTGTAGAAACGAAGCAGTGGGTGCCGTGTTGGGCAAGGTATCTTTGACGGAGGACAATTTTACACAGGCTAAGCGCGTGGACAGTGATGGTGACATAAGGATGGTGACCATAGACAGTTTTGATTACAAGGATGTTGACCTAATCAAGATCGATGTTGAAGGGTATGAATTGGAAGTGCTCAAAGGGGCTAAGAAAACTTTACGAAACACACAATATCTAATGATCGAGTTGAATAACAACACCAAGAAATATGGTAGCAGTAACACTAAGGTTGAGAAATACATAAAAGATTTGGGATTCAAACTCTTGATTGACCACTGGCCTGACAAAGTTTTCTATCGTGTTTAAAACAAATTAAATATAAAAAATGAAAATCTTTATAACAGGAGTGGCAGGATTCTTAGGATCGCATTTGGCAGATCTGATGTTGTCACAAGGACACAGCGTTGCTGGTAATGACAACATGATAGGTGGTTACACAGACAACGTGCCACAGGATGTGGAGTTCCATCAAGTGGACTGCTGTGATTTAGAAAATCTCACAAAAGCCATGGAAGGTTGCGACATCGTCTATCACACGGCCGCTACGGCTTACGAAGGACTATCTGTATTTTCTCCTGTGCTTGTAACAAGGAATATTTTTGAAGCATCAGTGACAACCATCACAGCGGCTATTAGGAATAAGGTCAAACGTATCGTCTACTGTTCAAGCATGGCGAGATATGGACATCATGATGAAATTCCCTACAAGGAAACTTACGAATGTAGACCGCAGGATCCATACGGTATAGCCAAAAAAGCCGGAGAAGATGTGCTGAGGAATCTATGTGAAACACACGGTATAGAGTATGTCATAGCCGTGCCACACAACATTGTCGGACCTAGACAAAAATACGACGACCCGTTTAGGAATGTCATGTCCATAATGTTGAACAGGATGTTACAGGGAAAGCAACCTATTGTGTATGGAGATGGTGAACAGAAACGTTGCTTTAGTTATATAGACGATTGTCTGTATTGTCTCAACGCCCTCGCATTCCAAAACAATGTGGTGGGAGAGGTTATAAACATAGGACCAGACGAAGAACCAGTGACTATCAATGAACTAGCCGAAGCCTGTGCTAACGAAACAGGTGTTAATTTAGATCCAATACACCACAAAGATAGACCGAAAGAAGTGAAACTAGCAACCTGTTCGTCAGACAAGGCCAGGAAATTATTGGGATATAAGACCTCCACCAACATGAGGCAGGCGGTAAAGAAGACTGCCGAATACATCAGGACACGCGGTACTAAAAAATTTCAATATCACTTGCCTTTGGAAATCATAAACGAGCACACCCCTGAAACCTGGAAGAACAAATTGATATGATATCATTCTGTTGTCCTTCTCGAGGAAGGCCAGAGTTGGCCAAACGTCTCATAGACACAGCCATGTCTAATCAACAGCACAATACTGAATTTCTTTTCTATCTTAATGACGACGATGCTACATTAGAACAATACAAAGACATGCTAGACGAAAAGCATTACGTGGTAGGTCCGAATCAATCTACTTGCTACAGTTGGAATATCATGTGTGATCAGGCCAAAAACGACATAGTGATGCTAATGGGGGATGATGTGCAAGTTAATACCAAACACTGGGATCAACTTATCGTAGAACAGTTTGAAAAATACAAAGATAGAATCCTAATGGTGGTGCCCACCGACGGAAGGAACAAAGGATCAAAAAATTTTGGAAGTGAGATCAAACTGTGGCCTGACAAACCTCTGCCGGCCGCACATTTTGCCGTGCATAAAAATTGGATAAAAACTTTAGGGTATCTCGCTCCTGTCTACTTTTGGCACTGGCATGTTGACTCCTACACACAAAAGGTTGCTAGGAAACTGAATAGGTGCCTATATCTTCCCACTGTAGAGTTCAAAGCAAAAAAAATAATGAATGATAATGCCGGCAAGCAAATTAGAAAAAATTTAAATATTGCAGAAAGAGATCAATACGTATGGCAAAAGGTTAGGAATAGACATTTAGAAGCAGACGTGCAGGCATTGAAATCATTTATTGAATCTTTCTAATATACCTTGCCAGACAGCATTCGATAGGTCTAACTGTATGAAAGGTCTGCGTATGTATTCGTCCTTCTTATCAATGATTTTGATATCTTTGGATTTCGTTATTAAAAAACTATTTGGCTGATATTTGATCTTTTTATCTCTCAGTAGGATGTCCTCACCACCACTCCGATCATTCCTGTCCTTGAAAAACCACACACATATTACCTCCCTGTTAGTATCTATATCTCTTATGTCATCGCATAATTGGAATCCTGTCTTGTATTTTTTGTCAAACTCTTGCCATACTTGGTGTGTTAGAATGTTTTGGTTCTCGTACAGTTTATCGTAATCCTTGATATCGTACACAGTTGATGTGTAAACGTGTTCCACGGGTTCTTTGAAAAAATGATTAGTTTTTAGTTTTTCCCAATTCATTATGCCGAGAATAAATTGATAACTTCTTTCTTCCAGTCGTCAGCATACTCACAATCTCGGTAGCCATCGAACCAAGGACCTCCCTCGGTATAGTGGAGTATCTTAGGTTTGCCGTCTTTGGGTTCTTTGTACCAACCTACCAACCAGTTGTACTCGTGTGGTAATGATCCTATCTCTGAATCTTCTAACCATGAGAATCTGTGTAGGAACTTTGGTGTCTGTTTATTTAGAAACTCGGGAGTCAATATCTTGTTTTTCTCATGGGAACAATTCCACAACACCATACTAGACCAGTTCTTCCTAGGATATGCTGTCTGTATCTGACCGTCCATCTTTATTGATCCTTCTTCGGGTGTGTAGTCATGCTGTACACAGACCACTGCTTTTGAATCATCACAATATTTTTCTAATTCTTTGGCCGGCACTTTCCACAAAAAATCACAGTCACAGAATACCGCCCACCCTTTATAGTTGTTGAGATAAGGTACGAAAAATCTTGTAAATGTAAATTCTGTTGTTGCTAGTTTGTCTATGTCTCTGGTGTAGATACCCTGTTGACGCATCTCGTTCTGTTTCAACGGATATACTTCTGATTGGGGATCTCTGCGTTTGATGGAATGTTCGCATACCTGATAAGATATGTCTTCCCTAGAATCCCAACCTACGTAAACTTTCATTTTTTTCCCGATAATATTTGGTGTATGTCTTTCCAATTACTTACACGTATAATGTCGGGATGATCAAAGTCTTGATTATATGGGTGGTCTATTAATATGGGTTTTAAACCGTATTTGAGCCCGGCTACAGCGTTGTGAGGCTTGTCCTCGACCCAATACAGTCCGGTGTTATGAAACTCCGCTAATGCTGAATCTTTGTCGGCACCCGTGCCTAGTATATGGTAATTTGTAAAAATATGCTCGCCAAAAAGTTCTCCTAGTCTTCTCTTACGTAACTGTTGTGCTGGTATATCAGATGTTTGTGATGTTATGGGTATGAAGGTCCATCCTTCCGCGGCCAATAGTTTTACCCACGTCTGTGATTCCGACATCGGTCTCTGTGTGCCCATCCAAGCACTCCTGTTGAATTCTCTTATGTGTTTTCTGATTTCATCTTTTGTGACTCCAAAACGTTCTGCCATTTCATATGTGTTCTGCTTGTCTGGTAGTAGTCTGTATGGATGATATCTAACCCCTTGCCCGTCAAACAATGTCTTCTGCAACATCCATTTTGTGAAATGGTGTTCCCATTCTAACAACACACCGTCTACGTCCGTAAGTATGATTCTATTTGATGTCGGCATCTTCCATTCCCGCCACTCTCAGTTTGACGATATTGGTTATCTGCCATTGCTTCTGATCCAGGCCTTTGGTTATACCGAGCCATTGGTTCCTTAGTAGTGCAAAGTCGTTCACTATTTTTGTGAGATCTACTACATCATCCTCACCATCCACGTACTTCTCTGCGTCTCTGCTGGACAGTGCCCGATTGTAGTTCTCTAAGAATTTGCGGAATGTTTTTGATCTCAATCTTCTCAGTTCTATGTTTAAGTATTCTAGTATCGCTTCTAATTGTTGTAGTTGGCTGAATCTCTCCTCTACGATACCTGGCAAGGACGCCGATGCTCGCTCTAGGTTGCCGTATATCTTGCACTGCTTCCTGGCCTCTAAAAGTTCTTGATCAAAGTATGCCACACAGTCAGGAATCTTTGCTAGGCTCCTGCTTACTTCACTGTACCAGTTTATCATTAGTCCTCGCTGTAGCCGTCGTCGTATGACTCGTCTAGGTCTTCCTCTTCCTCGAACACCGTGTTGATCGCTTCCTCTAATTTGGGATCAAACTCACCAGATGCTTTTATTTCGTCGTGCTCGATGCCTATGTCGTCGAGACTCTTAATGAAATCGATTGCCGCGTCTAGTTTAGACCTTTCTGGTACGTAGTGAGATATGGAGTTCCATAAACGCTCGATGTCTTCGTGTGTGAAATCAATCATTATTCTGCGTCGTCCTCTTCTATAATTTCTGTTTTCTTTGCTTTTGACTTTGGTGCTTCTTCCACACTTTCCACTTTCGCTTCAGTGCTTTCTTTGAAGTTCGCCATTATCATATCTAATTTATCACCTGTCCATGCTTTCCTGAAGTCTATGTGTTCTTTGCCCTGTGGGTCAACATATTTCAGCCTGTTTCCTGTCTGCACCAGTATTCCCTTCTTCTCGAATAGGTCCACCAGTCCGCTGTATGGATCCATGCCTGTGTCATAAGGGATCTTGACCTGTACACCCTCGAATGGTTTGGCATATCTGGTCTTCATGACCTTACAAGCCGCTCGGATACCCCTCACTTCGGATATCTTGTTGCCTTTCTCGTCTTCTTTTAATTTTAATTTCTTCATCGCTATCACGATAGAACTCGCGTAGATGAAACCCTGACCACCTGATATCTTGTCATCTGGATCAAACATGTCCTGTGATGCGTAAGTGTGGTTAGTTGCTATCAGTCCCACGTTCCAACTTCCAAACATGTTCACACAGTTCCTAACCAGTGCTGTCAGTGCCTTGGGTTTCCTACCAAGATCGCCCTTCATGTCTCCCGCTTCAAATTGATTTACATCAGTTGGTGTCAGCATCATGCCCAAACTGTCTATCACGAAAAGAACTTTTGGAGCACCTTCTTTATTATCAGCATGTTGTTCCTTGTAGCCTTTCATGAACTCCGATATGGTCTTTGCCACGTCGTCTACCATTGACATGCTTAACTTCAGGAGTTTTTCTTCTGACGTGTCAACACCTAAGGCCTGTAGCCATGTCTCGTCAAGTGCGTTCTCTGTGTCTATCAAGATCACGAAGATTCCTTGTGCCTGAGCGTTCTTGATTATGTTTCCTGATGCTATGTATGATTTACCTGCCCCTGATTCTCCTGCGAGCACAGTCACTTTACCCAACGGAATTCCTTTGTTGAAATCACTGGTCATCAAATAGTTAAGAGCGTAGTTGCCTGTAGATATCCAGTCTGTTGGATCACTGAATCCTATTCCCAACCCTTGTATTGATTTTGTTATACTTTTCCTAAATTTTGTTGCGTCAAACACTTTTGTCATTGTTGTAGTCCTATAGTAAGATCCAAATGATCACTAGCAATACCAGTATCCATGCCGGCACCTGTTTGTACAAGATCCATTCGATCGCTTTCTTAATGTTATTCATAGCCTTATTATATTACACAAGGCCCACACAGTCAATGCCTGGGCCTTGGTAAAATGTCAGATTATTTTGCTTGTCTTGATCTGATCAGTTTCAGTATGTCTTCTGCCCTCTTGGCACTGTCACCCGCGGGAGCCGCCGTTGCTGGGGCCGCCTCTGGTTGTGGTGCTGGTGCTGGTTGACTCACTGCTGGAGCAGGTTCAGATGCAGTTGCCGTTGTGGTCGCTGGTGCTTCCGCAACAGGTGTCTGTGGTTTATTGTAAGCCACGCCCGCTGGTCTGAAGTACTGTCCGTACTGTTCGAGATCATAAGCCTCACCTTCAACAGATTTCTCAAACAATTCCTTGATTATTTTTACCTCTGCCTCGGTTGGCTCTTTTGGTCTGAAGTCACCCAGGTTGTGTAACCCGTGTGTGTCGATCGCGGCTCTCTCGGCCTCGTCCAACGGTCTTTCTCTTCTTGACCATTTTGATGTTGAGTAATCAGCGTAACCACCTTTTGTGGTTTTGGTGATCCTGAAGTCCACGCCCTTCAAGTAGTCAGTTGGCATTTCTTCCATCTCTGGATCCATCAGTGCCCCTCTGATTATGTTGAAGATCTGAGGTCCGATGATGAATCTTCTGATCGGATTCTCAGGTGTCGTGTCTTCCGCTAACGGATTCGTTGTGACAAATCCCTGGAAGATGTAACTTTTCTTTTTCCAGTATTTTCTGCCCATGTCTTCCATGCTCTTGTCTTTGAACCACGGTCTCACTTCTGTGAGTACTGGACAAGTCTTCCCATACATCTCCATGCATGGTACTTGCACTGTCACTGGTCTAGAGTCAGTCTGACCTTTGATGCCCGCGAACGGTAACTTGATCATGTTCCTCTCGGTCCAGAAGAATGTGTTGGTCTCGTCCTTGTCTGGTAGGAATCTGACCACTGCTTCTGATCCTTCTGCTATGTTCCAGTGTGGGTAGATGGCGTTGTCTCCGCCTGTGTTGGAAGTGGAGCGATTCACTTCTTGAGATTTCAACTTCGCTCTTATTTCAGCCAATGATGCCATAATGTAAGCCTCCTTTATTGTGCCTATGTTTGTTGTTTGCCTAAATGTATATTAGACATATACTGAATAATATACAGTGTTATTTATCTAATGTCTACTACTATTATTGGTAAATTGAGAGTTCTTTG